GCTTAAGAGGCAGGGCGTAAAGGCTGGTGTGCCGGATATTATGCTACCAGCTGCAAGGGCTGGGTATCACGGGCTTTACATAGAGCTTAAGGCGGGCAAGAACACGACGACCAAGAAACAGAAAGAGTGGTTAGAGTATCTACGGCAGCAGGGCTATTATACCGCCGTCTGCTACGGCTGGCAGCCAGCAGCGCAGTTGATAGAGCAGTATTTATTACATTCAGACGAGCTTACAAAAGAACAGGAAACAGTAACCATGCGTTAGAGGCGAACGCAGGAAAGAGAGGCAAAGAATGAAAACAATAAGCATTTTGAATTTAAAGGGTGGCGTAGCCAAGACCTTTACAGCGGCAAACATGGCGTATGAGATTTACAGGAGAGGTTACAGGGTGCTGCTGATTGACAATGATAAGCAAGGGAATTTAAGCAAGGCGTATAGCAGATACGACGCAGAGAGCGTAGCACCAGTTACAAGGTTGCTGGCTGGGGACTGGCAGGGAGCAACAGAGCTGATACAGAATACGGATTACGTAGGGCAGCAGTGCTGCATAGATATTGTTACGTCGAATATGTCACTTTTTGGGGCTACGTGGAATTTGACAAAAGAGGACAGCGAGAACCAGACAGAACGCTATAAGAGATTTGCAGACATTATGGGCGGCTTTTATGACTACTGTATCATTGATAACCCGCCGGATATTGGGCTTAATGTCATAAATGCGCTTGCAATCACGGACGAGGTAATAGTACCCGTAAAGGTGGACGAGGACGCTTTAGAGGGGCTGGACATTGTGACAGAGCAGATAGAGGACGCAAAGGCATTTAACCCAGCATTAAAGCTGGCAGGCGTTTTGATTACGTCATACCAGAACACAGACGGAGAGGCAGCAGGCGTAGAATGGCTGGAACAAAAGACAGATTTTAATATTTTGGGTATTATTCGGTATTCCAAGAAAGTAGCAGAAAATACTTTCATGCGTAAGCCGATTTACGAGTATAGCCCATGCTGCGGAGCGGCGCAGGGATACAAGAAATTTGTAACAGCGTACACAGGGAAAGAGAGGTAGCAAGCATGGCACATAAAGAGAAAATATGCGCCTACTGGCATTGCAGCAGAAACGGCGGTACTACGTGCTGGAACTGGGACAACAAATTTGCAGGGCGAAAATGCCCACAAAATGACGCTTGCGAACATTGGAGAACGTGCGAAATGTGCAACGGAGTAATGGGACAGTGCAAGAAAAAACAAAGGATTGAGAAAGCGAGGTAGAGAATATGGCAAAGTTTGGTATTAACGACATTCTGAACGCAAAGACGAAAGCAGCAGGGCAGCAGGCACAGACGGACGGATACAAAGAGATTTATTTAAGCCCTTATGAGGTAAAGGCAGCGCAGGAGAATACACACCAGAAATTAGAGAACATAGAAGAGCTGGCAGACAGCTTTTTACACGTAGGACAGGAACAGCCTACAGTATTGGCGAGAGTAAACGGGGAATACCGTATAATCGACGGACACAGACGTAATGCGGCAAATATTTTGAACTTAGAGCGGGGGCATAAAGAGTATGAGAAAGTGCTTTACCGCTTTATGGACATGAGCGAGGCAATGTATGAGCTGCGCTTATTGGCTGGCAACGGATATACGCAGGAACTTACAGCCTATGAAAAAACCAGATTAGTAGAGCGTACCAAAGCGGCGCTTATCAGAGCCAAGGAAGAGGACGGCTTAGAGATACAGGGCAAAATGCGTGATTTAGTGGCGGCTATGATAAATGAGAGCAGCACAAACGTAGCCAGAATGGACGCAATCAACAACAACGCCACGCCGGAGATTAAAGAGCAGCTGAAAGAGGGCAATTTAGGTATCACTGCTGCATACGAGGCAGCCAAGCTGGACGAGGACGAGCAGAAAGAAATAGCGGAAAAAGCAGCAGCGGGCGAAAATGTGAGGGCAAAGGAAATAGCGGAAAAGGTAGCAGAGAAAAAGGCGGGGGACGATTACGAAACACCGCACCCAGAAAGCATAACATCTTTGTGCTATTCCTGCCAGAAATACAAGGACTGCAACGTAAAAACGGGAACGTGCCAGAAATGCGACCAGTACATAAATAAGGCAGAGGCTGAAAAGACAGACGAACAGCGATACAGCGAAGAGCAGGACGCTATAGACCGCCAGACAAAGAAAAAATTGCAGGAGCGGGCAGACACAGAAAAAATGGAGCATCTGCCAAGCGAGGGGAATATAGAACATAAGCAGCATGAATTAAAGATAGTGGCATCTGATTACAAGGACGTAATAAGCGGGAAAAAGAGCTTTGAGCTGCGGAAGAATGACAGAGGATACAAACAGGGTGACAGCCTTAAAATGCTGGAATTTAAGGACGGTAAGCACACAGGGCGCACGATTGATGCAGATATTATTTATATGCTGGAAGATTATACAGGGCTTACAGAGGGCTACTGTATTCTGGGTATCAGAGTAACAGACTATACAGGTAAGGTGTCCGAAACGGACACGGAAAGCGGGGCAGAGCATGAATAGACGGCAGCGGAAAAAGAAGAAAGCACAGGTATTTACAATTATTCTGGGTTGTACGGCGCTTTGCAAGGCAGAGCAATACGAGAAGATGCGGAAAAGCGTAGAATATCAGTTACGAACAGGCAGCGTGGTTATGCTGCCTGCATACTTGCACGTAGAGGCAATCATAAAGCAGCGAGGCGGCAGAAATATTGAGATTAAGCAGGAAAACGGGGTAGTAAATGTTTGAGTATATGGACGGCATAGTAGATGCAGTGGAAGAAATTGGACAGGCAGCAGTAGACGTAGCAGTATTTGTGACGATATGCATAGCAAAAGCGGTGTTGATAATAACAGCGCCAGTATGGATACTGCCGTATGCAATATGGAGAAAGGGGCGTAAGCAGTGAAATACAGACAGTGGAAAAAGAACTATAAGAAAAAGCATGGAGTAAACCCGCCGTTAGAGCTGGACAAGCGAAAACAGCGTAGGCTTGCAAGAAAAATGGCAAGACAGATAAATAAAACATTGCCAACAGCAGCAGAAACATTGACGGCAGCTATTAACAGCTGGGTGCAGAGTATAAAGCCAGCACTGGCGACATTATGTGAGAACGTAGCAGCGGCGTTTAGCAATATGGCAGCAGGATTGAGAGAAGAAAGCGAGGCGGTAGAAAATGACTAATATTTTACTGGGAATTATAGCACTGGAATTGCTGGCTATATTTTCAAAGCTGGACAAGCTGGAAGAGAGGGGCAGAGAGAATGAATAACGTATCACTTACAGGGCGGCTTACAAGAGAGCCAGAGCTTAGATATGGCGGGCAGGACAATAGCACAGCTATTACCCGCTTTACGCTTGCGGTAGACGACGGGAAAGACACAGATTTTATAAATATTAAGTGTTTCGGACGTACTGCGGAATGGGCGCAGAAATGGTTAAGCAAAGGCAGCAGGGCAGAGGTTACTGGTAAGATTAAAACAGGCAGTTACGAGAGCCAGCGCACGGGCAGTAAGGTATATTACACAGAGGTTGTGGCAAATAGCGTAGGATTTGGAGAGAGCAAAGCAGAGGCAGAGGCGAGAGGGCAGCAGTTGCCGGAGAATGACGGGTTTATGAACATACCAGAGGGAGCAGACGAAGAGCTACCGTTTAATTAACAGAAAGCGAGGTACAGAACATGGAGCAGGAAGAAACAAAGACAACAGCGGCGGCAGGGGTAGAAATGCCGCCAGAGGCTGAAAGCTGGGTACAACTGCATGAAAGCGAATTAACAGAGCTGATGCAGAAACAGGCAAAGGCTGCAATAACGGAACTGAAACGACAGGAAAAACAGGAGAGGAAGAAAGAGAAATACCACAACACTTTTACGCTTATGAAATGTTACCGTGATATGACTTTTCATATCGAGAACGCAATAAGCGACGGGCAGCAGTTAGAACTTAAAGGCATGACGGACGAGCAGCAGCGTACATACTTAGAGAGTATCAGACGCACACGCTTTAAGACATTGATAATGACAGCGCATATAGACAAAGCGGTAGAAGAGATAGAGCGCCGCAGAGAGGCAGCAGGAAGAGGCGTAGAGTATAAGGCTTTTGAAATGTATTTCGTGCAGGGCATGGACTATGCGGAAATCGCAGAGGAACTGGATACAGGAAAGAACACACCGAGGCGCTGGGTTACGGGCATCATAAACGAGCTGTCAGTATTATTGTGGGGGATTGACGAAGAGAGGGTAAAGTAAGTGTTTGAAAAAATAAAAGCATGGATAAAAAGAAAGCGGGAAACAGCGAGAGAACAGCAGGCGGCAGACAGGTTGATAAAGCATATAGAGCAGGCGTTAGGATTTGAGCTTTACGAGTGGCAGAGGTTATATATAATAACTGGGATATGGCAGCCGCCAGAGGGACGGCTACACGGAAGAACGACAGCATATATATTGCGGCTATTATTAGACCAGAGTAAGCCACTGCTGCTATATGAGTTTTCACAGGTGGCAGCGTATGCGGATAACCCATTTATGGGGCGGCAATATCAGCCAGTACCCATGCAGTATGCAGGCTGGTTTAGGCACGAGATAAGGAGTATATACGAGCAGCTAAGAGCAGCAGGCGTGCCAGTAAGAGAAATGATAACAGAGCAGCAGCGGGTAATATCGTGGTAAAAACGTGGTGTTTACATGGGAAAACAAAAGAGATACAATGGTAGCATGAAATGAGTAGGCGATAGCTTAAGCCATGTGCGGCAGCAGTTGCCTACTCTTTTTCTATTCATTCTTTAGCCTCCACCCAGCGCATGAAACTTAGGGCGCTGGGGAATGAAGAAAGAGAGGGGACAGTATGAAAGCATGGGCTAAGAGTTTTTATTTATCAGCGGCATGGGAAAAAACCAGAGCCGCTTATTTAATGTCACAAGATTATATTTGTGAACGCTGCGGGCAGCCCGCAAAGATAGTGCATCATAAGCGCTGGCTTAACAGAGAGAACATAAACGACATAAGCGTTACGTTGTGCTGGGATAACTTAGAGGCGTTGTGCCAAGACTGCCACAACAAGGAACACCACAAACAGGAGAGGCATAAGCGGTATCAGTTCGACGAGAACGGCGGCATACTCCCCCCATATCAGAAAAATAATTAAAGGGGGCGAATACCGAGGGGGATACCCTAAAATTACCCTACGGGCGTGCGCACGGGTGGTGTAGGGGGTGTGGTGCGGCGCAGGAATGGAAAGCGGGGTAAAGGAATGGCAACAAAGAAAGAGAAAACCAAAGAACAGAGGATAAAGACCGAAAAGACCAGACTTAAGGGAATTTTCAAGGACTTAGACGAAAACAAAAGAAAATTAGTAACGCCGCTGATAGAAAAGGCTGCATTTATGAGCATTGAGCTGGACGACTTGCAGGCGAAACTTGAAAAAGACGGCTGGACGAGTGAGTACCAGAACGGGCAGAACCAGTGGGGAACAAAGAAAAGCCCAGAGGCAGAAACCTACATAGCGCTTAGTAAGAACTATGCAGCAGTGATTAAGCAGCTTACGGAATTAGTACCAGCTGCGAAACGAAAGACAAGCAGGCTGGCGGCTTTGCGGGAAGAGTAAGCAATATTGCCGCCTTATCGAAATTATATCTATGAGTACCACGCAAAGATTACAAGCGGCGAAATCATAGCGGGAAAATGGATAAAGAAAATATACGAAATCATTATAAACGGGCTGCAAAAGCAGGAGTATTTTTTTAATGCAAAGGCTGCGAATAAGGCTATACGGTTCATAGAGAACTTTTGCCACCACAGCAAGGGGCGTAATGATTTAATCAAGTTGGAGCTATGGCAGAAAGCCATAGTTTCTGTTATTTTTGGCATACAGGACGCAGAAAAAATACGTATTTTCCGTGAAATTTTTATTGTAATTGGCAGAAAAAACGGAAAAAGTTTATTTGCATCTGCGATTATTGCATATATGGCGTACTTAGAGCCAGAGTATGGACAAGAAATATACTGCTTAGCGCCGAAATTAGACCAAGCGGCGCTGGTGTATGACGGATTTTATCAAATGGTACAGGCAGAGGACGAGTTAGCGGAACTGGCAAAGAAACGGCGCAGCGATATTTATA